GCCGACTTCACCGAACTCCATGAGGAAGTCCAGCGAAATCGCACCTGATTTCATGAACAACGCCCCTGAGGGCGCTGTCTCGATGCCGTGCTCTAGGGCAGCGAGCATGGCATGGATTTCTTCGATGTCCATGGCGCGCTCCTAGAACGGAATGTCACCGTAGATGTATACTTCATCGCGATGGCGGCATACTCGCGCCATGGCGTCGGCTTCACTCATGCGGCCGACCCATAGCAGGTGGCCGCTTACTTTGCGGAATACATCGCACATAATCCAATCCCTCGTGTTGTCGTACCGATATTGGTACACCTATGCGAGTGTCATGGATGGCGCAGCCATCAGTCGTTGTCTTTAGTGCTAGATTAATGCGACTAGGTTCATTAGTCGTACAGTCGTCAGTCGTGCAGTCGTCAGTCGAGAAAACAACAAGGGTAAAGGGGAAAATCTCCCACACTATTCCCAGCCCCTCGCTTTCGCACCAAAATTTTGAACCTAGCACTCGCCACCAACGATGCACAATAAAAAATATTTGCAAATTTCCTCAGAACGTGCTTTAATGAACCTAGAACCACTCACACGGAATAGGTATTATATGGCAGGCCGCAAACAACCAATGACTCGCGACGAGGCTTTCGATAAGCTCGTTTTGCAGTTCCCATCCTGCGAGATTAAATCTATATCGGACGACCACAAATATGTGACTTACTGCAAGGTGACACGAGCCTGTAAACTTTGCGGATACGAGTGGGCGACTAAAGTCAGCAATGCCCTGCATCTTGGCTCCGGGTGCGGACGGTGCGCTAAACGCGAGAATGCGCGTGCCCAGCAGTCGGCGAATATCGACTACTCCATTCCAGCGCAAGTGTACCGAATTGACAGTGAATGCGGTCTGTATTCTAAGGTCGGTTTTACTCAGAATTTTAAAAAACGAATCAACGCTGTTAAACGCCGGAGTCCGTTCGCTGTTTGCGCAGAAGCAGAAGTTCTCTTTAGCGGGGATGCGCGTGTCGCTTTTGCTCTTGAAGAGAGGCTTGTTTCTTCTTGCGTATCTGCTGGATTTTCTGGATTCTCTGGAGCTACGGAATGGCTCTTGTCAGAAGACCTTGACAAAAAATTACTTGACATGTAACATCGACTGAAATACCATCGCGCGCGCGCACGATACCTATATATGATGGATCTCGGCCTCTGGATTAAGCAGCAAAATGCCCGGCTCTGGGCGCTGTATCGCAAGCACGGATACCCGTGGAAAATCAGCATAAATGCGCAGGGTCTCGGCCAACTGGTTGAGGCCCAAGGCTATCGGTGCTATTATTCAGGCAAGCCATTAGGGCAAGATGCCGTGCTGTGCAAAATCAAGAGCGGCCCGGTCAACAAATTCACCATGGTAGTAGCGCACCCAGAACATGCGCAGGGGGAGATAGTACAATGAATGAATTACCTCTCGACCCGCGCATGGAATACGAACATGCGCAGCGTCAATTACACAGTGCGAAAGAGATGGGGCTTCTGCCTGAAATCTCTCGTCAAGAAGTCGCGTTCGTCACCTATGTTCGCCAAGGGCTTCCTTTCAATACGGCAGCCCGGTGTGCTGGGATGACGGCAGAGCATATGCTTGCCTTCACGGAAGACTCGCGTTTTCACGCAGCTATGCAGTATTCCATGGAGCGGGCGTCCAGTGTCCTGAACGTCACAAGAGATATGCTGAACTACATGCTTATGGAAGCCCATGCTTGTGCGGCCAATGCCACCGAGCAAATTATGGCTATTCGTGAGCTGGGCAAACTCAACGATTTGTACCCGCGTGCCGGGGCTCCTGCTAGAGGCGCCGTCATAGAGCACGGGACTCCTTCATCTGGTCGCGCTTTGCAGCAGATGGATGACGCTCAATTGTTGGAGCACGCAGGCTATGAATCCTTAGAACCGGAGCGCCCTGCCCGTGGCTGATATAAAAATAATCCTGAACAAGCTGTGTTCAGAGTGCGGAGAAACGCATCCTACTACCGATTTCGTCAAGGCCCTGCGCAACAATCAGGGCCACGAAATTTGTAAGTTTTGCGCTGCGCGAAGTGTGGAAGAAGAATACGTCGAAGTTCGCAACAATTTTGCGGGCGATGCTGACGAAGCCGTGTTCGATGTCCGTCTCAATGCGCAGCAGATTCTGGCGCGTCGCGAGTTATCACGCCGTCGATTCTTACCGTTCGTGTACGAATTCCGGCCCGGCTATCAAGCCGGTTGGGTGCATAAAGACATATGCCGTCGGCTTGAAAAATTCTCTCGCGATGTCGCGGCGAAGCTATCGCCAAGACTGATGTTGTTCATGCCGCCCCGCTCGGGCAAGTCAGAGCTTGTATCTCGCTGCTTCCCTGCGTGGCATCTTGGACACTTCCCCACCGATGAAATCATCGCGTGTTCGTATGCGGCATCACTCGCCAACAGTTTCTCACGCAAAGTTCGTGAGATTTTGCGCGACCCTGCATATCGTACAATTTTCCCGAAAACTGCTCTGGATAAGTCGTCTCAGGCCGTTGAGCAATGGATGACATCTGCTGGCGGTGGATACGTTGCCGCTGGTGTGGGCGGCCCTATCGTTGGTAAGGGTGCAAACGTCCTCATCATAGATGACCCGACAAAGGGTCGTGAAGAAGCCAAATCCGATGTCGTCAAAGAGGCGGTGAAGGACTGGTACACTGGCTCTGCGTATACCCGTCTTGCTCCGGGTGGCGGAATCCTCGTGGTAATGCAGCGTTGGGCCGAAGACGATTTGGCCGGTTGGCTGGAAGCCGAAGACAAGCTGACTCATAACGAAAATTGGGAGATTATTCGCTACCCGGCCATCGCTTTGGAAGATGAGGAATTTCGCTTCAAGGGCGATGCCCTGCATCCCGAGCGATACGACCTCGTTGCGCTGAACCGAATTCGCACCACTATCGGTGAGCGGGACTTCGCTGCACTGTACCAGCAAAACCCGATTCCTGAGGAAGGCGACTTCTTCAAGAAACCACACTTCCGATACTACGTTCCGCAGGAGCTGCCGAACATCAACGAACTGCGGCTATTCTGCACGTTCGACTTGGCGATTGGCGAGAAGGAACAGAACGACTTTACCGCCGGTGTCGTCGCCGGTGTGGACAATGCCGCGAACATCTACGTGCTGGCCGTCTACCATGGCAAGCTGGATTCGCTCAAGATTGCCGAGCAATTGTTCGATATCTGGACTACTTGGCAGCCGGAAGTAATTGGCCTGGAAAAAGGCCATATCGAAGGCACCATGCGTCCGTTCCTTGAGAAGATGTCCGACGAGAAGCGCATCTATCCGTATTTCGAGCCTCTTGTTGTTGGCCGGAAAGACAAGGTTGCGCGTGCTCAGGCCATCCGTGGTTGGATGTCTCATGGCAAGGTCTATTGGAACCGTCTTGACCCTGCACAGATGGAAGCCATCGAAGAGCTGTTGAAGTTCCCGAACGGTAAGCACGACGACCGTGTGGATATGATGGCTCACCTTGGTCAAATGCTGCAAGAAATGTTCGGTGCTGGCGAAGAGAAACCCCGTCCGGTTACTGCCGAAAGCTGGCGTGAGAAATTTGAACGCGAATTGGCTTCCGCTGGCGGCGGCCTAACCCACATGAGTGCATGATTATGAATCTGATTGAAATGCGCAAGTATCTTGAAACGGGCTTTGGTGCCAAACACATGGCAACAGGGCGCGTCTTCATCCTTCTGGAATCCTTCGGCATACCCGCCAAACACATCGGTGGTCTGGATAAGCAGAACCTCGTCATGGTCGAGTGCTATTTGGAGGTCATCGACGGCGTTCTGGTTCCGGGCTCGCTGCCTCCGTCGTTTTTCCTCGATGAATTCAAGGCCATACCGCTGTCAGAAATCTTCCCGAAAGCGTTCGTGGAATCTGACTCTCTCCACGACATCGCGGTCGTAGAGAATCGCATCGGCTGTGTCACGGTGTCTGATGCCGTCCATGAGGCTTTTCTCCGGTACGCGAATTTGTGTCCTGGCCTCTCTGTCGTTTCTGCGGATAGGCATGACGCCTCTTCTCGGACCACATTTACTATCATTTGCCCTGATTTCCATCCGGTGAAAGACGGTATGAAAACGCCGTTTTACACCATGCAGGTGTTCGAGGACTCCAATACCATTTCATGGGCTCTCGACAAATCGTTCGAATTGTGATACGCTTCTTTTTATTTAACTGGGCCTAGCTATGAAAACACTTGGCGAAAAGCCGCAAAACGTCAGCGGGATTGAGTTCTCGAAGAATCGCTTTAACCTTGCGTTGCAGGCCCATACTTCGTTCGCCAAAGACGCCGATAAAGCCGTTCAGTTTGTGTTTAACAAACAGTGGAACGAAGAAGACAAGAAAGCGCTGGAAGAAGTAAGGAAACCGGCGCTCACTATCAACCGCATTTTGCCTCTCGTGAACACTGTTTACGGGGAGTTTTCCTCCATGCGGTCGGACATCTTCTACAAAGCCACCAACGGCGCTTCTCCGCACATGGCGGCCAAGCTGTCTACTTTGATGAGGCATATCACCCGCTCGAATAACTACAATTCTCGGGTGCGTTCTGACTGTTTCCTTACCGGTCTGATTACCGGTCGAGGGTTCCTCGAAGTTCGTCTCGGTGACGAAGTAGACCCGCTGGGCGGCGTAGAGATTCGCAACTACGATGCGCGTTGCGTCGTCCTCCCCAAAGGCGCGAAGGAATATGACCCGCGCACTTGGCCGGAAGTCTTCACTATCGAACGCTGGAGCTATGCCGAAATCGAAGAGTCTTTTGGCAAAGACAAGGCCGAATCAGTTCGCAGCGGCGGTAGCAATTCTGGCGACGCCGAAGGGCTTTCTACTTCTGCGAATTTCTCTGCTTCTTTCTCTTTGGATGACGACGCCAATGAGGACTTAGAAAATGACAACGATTCCTACGATGTCGTTGTCCACGAATATCGTACCTTTGAACCTGTCTGGCGCTTCCTCGATGAAGAGTCTGGCGACATGTACGAAGTGCCGAAAAAGTCGATGAAGGCTGCCGAAGCGAAAGCGCTCGCCGAGCAATCGGGTGTGGTGCTCTCTTCTGCCAAACGCCGCACCGTGAAATATCGTCAGTTTTCCGGTGATATCGAGCTGTCTGTCGGCACTTACGAAACTGGCGAGTTCAGCATCGTCCCGTTCTTCCCGTATTTCTTCGCCGGGATTACCATGGGCATGGTCGAACCGCTGATTTCTCCGCAGGAACAGCTCAACAAGCTGTCTTCGCAGGAATTGCACATCATCAACACCACCGCGAATAGCGGCTGGCAGGCCGAGGAAGGGCAGCTCGTCTCCCCTTCGCCGGAAGAGTTGCAATCTCGTGGTGCTGAAACCGGTCTGGTTATTATTCGTCGTCGCGGTACAACGCCGCTTGAAAAAATCCAGCCGAACCAGATTCCTTCCGGCATTGTTCATGCTGCCGACCGCGCTGCTACAAACATGCTGTTTATCAGCAACGTGAACGAAGGCGCTTTGGGTCATACCGGCATGAATATCGCTGGCAAGACCGTGCAAGAGAAGAAAGCATCTATGCTGGCTTCTTTGCAAATCATCATGGACAACTTCAAGTTCACTGAAACTGTGCTCGCTCGGGTGGTGCTCGCTAACATCCAAGCATACTACACCGAACCCCGCGTTTTCCGCATCGTTGAAGGGAAGGATGATAGCGTCGCCGCAGAGGTCGCCATCAATACTGTCGATGATTACGGTCGATTTGTTGACGATGCGACCCTTGGGCGGTATGATGTTGCTGTGGCTTTCCGTCCGCAGCAGGACGTCCAGAATGATGCCGAGTTCGCCGAACTGGTCGAAATGCGTAACGCAGGTATCGCGATTCCTGACCATCAAATCGTTGCTCGTTCCCACGTTTCAAATGCGGAAGACATCGCACGCGAAATGCGGATTCTTGGCGGTTTCGAGAAGACGCCTGAACAGCAAGAAATGGACAGCATCGTCCAGCAGATGCAGATGATGGATATGCAGCTCGAACTTGAAGTCAAAAAGCAGAAGGTGCTGGAGTCTCGGGCCAAGACCCAAGAAATCATTGCCAGCGCTGGTCTCAAGGAAGCCCAGATTCACGACCTTATGGTTGGTCAAAACGAACGCTTGGCTGCGCAGCTCCAAGTCGCCGATATTGCCGACCAACGAGGCGCCATGCTTCGCGATACTCTGTCTCGTCGCAGTGCAGATACCGCGCTTACTACAACTTTACTGCGAAATTCAGCACAAAAAGAGCAGGTCGTTTTGCAGAACCTGCTGACCACCGAACCGAAGAAGGAAGACAAAGATGCGTAAGACTATCATTGCTGGGCTCGTGCATAACCACGTTGGCGGGAGCTTCGGCTCCTTTGGTCGCGTTTTCCGTGACAAACCGGACGGCGAGCACGATGCTCCGGATTTTAACCCGCTCGGCGGCGACGATACTGAGTGGAGCCACACCACTACTATCGACGGTAATCAGTTGGTCAGCCTCGACTTGAAAGACCCGAACAACGAAGACGGCGTTTTCCCCGACGAAGACGACGACGAAGAGGAGTCTGAAGAAGCTCCTGCGTCCAAGAACAAGAAGCAGGCTCCTTCTGAGGAAGAAGAGGAGCCCGAAGAAGAAGACCCCGAAGAGGAGGAGGAAGACCCCGAAGAAGAAGAAGAAGAAGACCCGGAAGAAGAGGAAGAGGAGCCCGAAGAAGAGCCGGAAACTCCTGCCAAAAAACCGGACGTTCGTTCTCCTGCCGAGAAGCGTGCTGATTCTGCTTTCAAGCAACTTCGCTTGAAGGAAGCTGCCTATCGCAAGGCGCAGGAAGAGAACCAGAAACCGCTGGACTTCACCGCCATCAACAAGCCTTTGGTCGACGAGCGTAATGCGCTTATCAAAGAGCGTGCGAAACTGGACCCGGTTGCCAGCGAAGAAGACGCCGACCGTGTGGCTGAAATCGACATCCAGTTGGAGGATATTCGTACTCGTCTCGCTATCAGCACGCAAGAGGCTACTGCGAAGCGCAACAGCAGCACTGAAATCAGCACCCGCGAAGCTGACAAGGCTATCCAAGATGCGCTGGCCGCTATCTCTTCCGCTTATCCTGCGTTGGATAGCGACAGTGACAGCGCCAACGAGAAGGCTATCATCTTCTTCAACACCATGCAGAAAGGCTTCATGGAAGATGGCAAGATGAGTCTGGCCGAAGCCCTGGAAAAAGCGACCAAAGATACGGTCGAAATGTTCGGCCTTCGCAGCACCAAACAGAAGCTCTCTGCCAAAGAGAAGGAAAACCTCTCCAAGAAAGAAGCGCGCAACGGTGTGCAGAAGCGCTTGAACGCTGTGAAAAAACAGCCGCAACGCGGTGTACGCAAGCAGACCCAGAGCGATACTTCTCTCGCTTCTCTTTTGAAGCGTGATTTCGGTGATAAAGAAGTGCAAAGCGAACTGCAAGCACAGCTCGGTATCCGCTTCGACAATTGATAATCAAAGGGCCTTGGTTCTAAGGCCCTTGAATTATCACTTGCAATTTTTGAAAAAGTAGTTTAGCATTACCATCATTGAAGGTTTAGCCATGCAATCCTAACGCACGGCGCAGCTCTTGACCTGCCTAAAAGTCTTGCTTCGCACTGACCAGCGTAGACGGTCGAATAAACTCCACCATTTACGAGGTTTTTATCATGGCTAAGACCGACTTTACTAACCAGAGCCTGCAACAACGGCTGGCATGGGGTAACTCCCTGTGGCAGGTTGCCCGCACCCGCATGTTTGTTTCCCGCTTCATGGGCTCCAGCTCCAACTCCGTTATCCAGCGCATCACTTCTCTCAAGAAAGTGAAGGGCGCTTCCCGCGCAGTTATCCAACTGGTTGCGGACCTGCAAGAAGACGGCGTTGGCGGCGACGCTTCCACGCTGGAAGGCAACGAAGAAGCGCTGCGTGCGTTCGAGCAAATCATCGACTACGATATGCTGCGTCACGCCGTTCGCAACACCGGTCGTCTGTCCGATATGAAGTCCACCATCGACTTCCGTAACGAAGCGAAGGACAAACTCGGCCAGTTCTACGGCGACCGTATCGACCAGATGGCGTTCCTGATGCTGTCCGGCATCTCGTTCGAGTTCAAGAACAACGGCGCTGCGCGTCCGGGTGGTGCTACCGGCACTCTGCCGAAGCTGGTTTTCCACAAGATTACCGCTCCGACCACCAACCGCCACCTGCGTGTTTCTGGCACCAATATCGCCGCTGGCGACACCTCGCTTATCACTGCCGGTGACACCCTGAAATACAAGCCGCTGGTTCGCGCCAAAGCGTTCCTGAAAGACACCGGTTTGCGTGGCCTGCGCATCGGCTATAACGACCTGCTGCATGTCTTCGTGACCACTTCTGGTATGGCCGACCTGCGTCTGGATGCCGACTTCATGGCTGCTGTGAAAGACGCCGGTGCTCGTGGCAAGGTGAACCCGATTTTTGATGGTGTAGATTCCATCATGGTCGACGGCATGATGATTCACGAGTACAAGTACGTCTACAACACCACTGGCAAGGCTTCCGGCCAGAAGTGGGGTTCCGGCGGTCTCGTGAACGGTATGCGCGTTCTCATCATGGGTGCGCAAGCACTCGGTTTCTTCGACCACGGCGCTCCGGGCTGGACCGAAGAGACTTTCGACTACAAAAACCAAGTGGGTATCGGTACTCACAAGGTCTTCGGTATGCTGAAACCGGTCTTCCACAACGACTGGACCAAGCAACCGGAAGATTACGGCGTTGCCGTTCTGGACTGCGCCCTGTCTTCCATGGCGTGATTTCGGTGGTTTTGCCCTCTCTTAATTGAGAGGGCCTTTTTGTTACTAGAGGATTGAAAAATGGCTGATACTAAACCGAAAGCCGGTGACGACACCAAGAAGGCAGGAGTGAGCGCCATCCCGCAGGTGGGCGAGGTTCTGACCGCAGAAGCGTTTGCCGCGTTGCGCGAGCAAATCGCCAAGGAAGTTCGAGAAGACACCGTAGGTGCTGTTTTCTCTATTCCGGGTGCGAAAGATTCACTGGAAGTTGGGCTGCACGAACAGCTCAAGGCCGGTGTTCCTACCGACCTTCGCGACGCTCCTGTTCCCGAAGGCGCTGTTGCCGTCTACTGTGCGACTGATGTTCGCGCTGTTCTGCCCAGCGGCGACACCTATCTGTTCGTCGCCAACGTGGTCAAGCACGTTCCGAAACACGCTGTCAAAGCTTTGCGTGCTTTTGGCGTTGCCGAATACAAGGCCGCCGAGACCGAGTAAGGTAAAATTACAAAGGAGTACGTATGAAAGTCAGCACTATTATTACGGCAGTTCGTACCGTACTCCTTGATAATTTTTCCTATGGTGATTCCAGCTATTCTGACTCAGAGTTGATAGGTTTCTATAACCGCGCCTGCAACTTCTGCGTCGATATGTCCAGCACCTGTAACCCTGTGACAAAGGTCGTTTCTCTGGTGGCTGGTGTCTCTCAGAAAATCCCTCCTTCCGGTGGCCGTATCAACGGCTTCTTGCACAACGACCTTACTACTTCTTTCAAGGCCGGCATTATGACGTACAAAGCGAAGCATTCTCCCAAAGAGATTGACTACTCTGCTTTGATTCGTCAAATCCCCGGGTTTGCCTCTGAAAAGCCTTCCGCTGGTGTCGCACATGTTTGTTACGACCAAAGTTCTCCGAAGGACTTCGTGGTTTACCCGCCGAATGACGGCACTGGCAAGCTTGTGGTTCGATATACAGAGTACCCGGCTCCTGCGGCCACTCTTAACGATGAAATTGTCCTCGGCTCTGACTATCACGAAGCGATAATCAACTATACGCTTTATCTGTGTCTTACTCGTGATGGGGAAGATACGGCTAACAGTGCCCGTGCCGATGCTTTCTTCAAGACAGCGAGCATGGCTTTGCAGGGCTCTGATGCCATTAAATATGCTTTCTCTGCCAAGCCTACTTTGAGGGCCTGATATGTTTCTTTCTGAATTGGTGCCTGACCTTCTCATGGAGGTTCCGAATCTCACGGACGTTCAGGCCATGCGGTATTTGCAACGTAGTGCGCGTCGTTTCTACACCGAGAGTTTGTTGTGGGAAGAACGTCGCTCGTATTCAGTGGCTGACGGCACTTTCGTCGTCCGTTTCATACTGCCTGTAGACGAGTGCTCCATCATCGCAGTCAAGCGCGGGTATTTCGAGGGTGAGGAACTGCCGGTTTTCTTGGAATCCGAGTTCGTCTCTGCTATGGAGCTTCCTGCGGCTCCTCAGCCCCTCGGGTACTTACCTCGCCTCTCTGATAAAACGGCCCTTGTCGCTCCTATCGCTTCTGTGCGGCAGGACAACAGCTACGATTTCACTCTGGTTCTGGCACCTACTATGGATGCCGACGAGTTGCCGCTTGATGCGTATTCGCAGTTCGAGGACGCTTATATTGCTGGTGCCCTTTCCGCTATCTACAGCAGCAATCTTTTCCTCAATCCTGCGCTGGCTGATGTGAACGAACAGAAGTTCGCAGCCGCTGTCATTCGCGCACAGAATACCCGCGACAACCTCTATTCCGGTCCTGCTAAAGTGGTCGGCTATGGCGGTCTTTGAGAGAGCGTTTTATCTCTCGTCTGACTCGGCCCTCCCTGATATAGGCAGGGCTGCTTTTTTGTTCGCCCAAAAGACCGGTATTGAGTTCCGTCTGCCCCAGGCGAAAGGGGACTT